TATCTCGCGTCTATCCAAGACGGATTCGGGACCGAACCGAGCGGAACCGATTCGCATCGAGACGGATCGGCTGGGGATGTGCGTCATGTTCAGCCGAGGATCGAAACGCCTCGTCGGGGGGAGCACAGCTTCGGCCCTGCTGTCGCCGCCTGGGCGGAGCGGCATCTGGGGCGCGAGCTGTTCGACTGGCAGAAGATCGCTCTCGACGGTCAGCTGGCGCACGACGGGACGGGCGATCTGGAGTTTCGTGAGAGCCTGGTCACCTGCGGTCGACAGAACGGGAAGACGGTCGGATGTCAGGCCCTGCTGGGATGGTGGGTGACCGAGTTCGCTGCGCTTCGAGGCCGGCCTCAGCAGGTGCTTTCCACGGCGCACAAGCTCGATCGAGCGACAGCTCTGTTCCGCGAGGTGGCCCCGATCCTGGAGGCCCAGTTCGGCGCGAAGATCACCTGGGCGTACGGGCGGATGCGCGCCGACCTCCCAGACGGATCCTGCTGGAGTGTCGCCGCCGCCACCGAATCGAACGCTCACGGATCGTCGAACGATCTGATCGTCGTCGACGAGCTCTGGGCCGTGTCGCCCTCCGTCCTGTTCGACGCGTACCGTCCCTCCCAGATCGCCCGAAAGAATCCGCTCCTGTCAATGTGGTCGACCGCCGGAGACGAGTCGAGCGTCGCGATGCTTCGCCTGATCTCGCAGGCGACCGCCGCGATCGACATGAAACGCGACTCGCGTCTCTACTACGCGTCCTGGAGTCCGCCGCCTGGAGTGAACCTGGAGGACCGCCAGTGGTGGGCATGGGCGAACCCCGCCCTCGGCGAAACGATCACCCTGTCGGCCTTAGAGGCGGCGCACGACTCGCCCGATCGGAACGCGTTTCTCCGCGCCCACCTGAACCTGTTCATCGCCGCTAACCAGTCGTGGCTCCCGTCCGGCATCTGGGAACAGTGCCGCACCTCCGACCCGATCCCAGCAGGCGGGATCCTCGCCGTGGACTCGTCCCTCGACGACTCCCGCTATGTCGGGATCCGAGCCGTCGCCGACGGGCCGAACGTCCGCGTCAAGCTTGCGTTCGTCGTCGACTCGGAGACTGCACTCTGGGCCGAGGTGGCCCGACAGATGGAGGAGCCGACCGTGAAGCTCGCAGTCACCCCATCGCTGGAGATCCACCTCCCGACCGCATACGGAAAACGGACGCAGATCGTCGGCTACGCAGAGCTCGTCAAGTACACCTCGCTCGTCCGCTCCATGATCGTCGAGGGCAAGGTGACGCACGACGGATCCGTGACGCTCGCCGAGCACATCGGACGCGCAGTCGCGGTCAAGACCTCCGGAACGTCCGTGCTGTCATCGCAGAAGTCGCCTGGGCCGATCGAGGCGGCGCGCTGTGCGGTCTGGGCGATCTCGCTCGCTTCGCGTCCCGTGTCAAAGAATCGACCTGCGATGGCGGCGTACTGACCCTCGTAGACATGAGTTCGGATCCGTGGGAGAATCCGCCTCGTGGGACTGTTCACTAGCAGAAAGCAGGAGGCGGCGTTCGGCTCCTCTCCGCTCCGCGCTGCCGCGTCCAGTGCCACCCAGGCAGGGATCAACGACTTCTACACATACTCAGTCGGGAGGATGGAAGAACTTGCGCTGTCCGTGCCTACGGTCGCCCGTTCGATACAGATGATCGCCTCGGTCGTCGGATGTCTCGGACTGAAGCATTACACTCAACAATGGACAGGCGAGGATTACGAGGAGATCTACATCGAGCTCGAACCGTGGATGGTTCAGCCCGACCCGAAAGTGACTCGGAACTTCATCATGTCCCAGACCGCGACGGACCTGATGATGCGCGGTCGCGCTACCTGGTACATCACTTCCCGCTCCCAGGCGACAGGCCGCCCGCTGTCGTTCCAGTGGCTTCCGCAGGCGAACGTCAGCTTCCTCGATCAGGCGGGCCCGCAGTGGTTCGGACATTCGAACCAGATCCTGTTCAACGGTGTCGAGATCGATCCGAATGAGACGGTCCAGTTCATCGCCCCGACTCAGGGCCTGATCTACATCGCGGCCCGATCGATCTCGACCGCACTGAAACTCGATCAGGCGGCGGACCGCTTCGCCTCGACCGAGATCGCAGCTGGCTACCTTCAGCAGACCGACACCTCCGAACCGATGTCGTCCGAAGATCTCGGAGAGCTCGCCGCCGCATGGGCTAACGCTCGCCGCTTCTCCGCAGTCGGCGCACTGAACTCGGCGGTCACCTGGAAAGAGTTCTCCTCGGATCCGTCAAAGCTTCAGCTCGTCGAGTCCCGCCAATTCCAAGCGCTCGAACTGTCCCGCCATACCGGAATCCCGCCCTACCTGCTCGGCATCGGCGTTCCTGGATCGTTCACATACTCGAACGCCCAGCAGGCCCGACAAGACCTCTACCTGTTCGGCGCGAAGCAATACCTCGACTGCATCCAGGAAACCCTCTCGATGAACAACATTCTCCCCCGAGGACGTTTCGTGAGGTTCGATCTCGATGACTACCTGTCCGAGAACGCGCTCGTCGAGGACGTAGAGATCGAAGATCCCGCCTCGGTACGCGTACCAGTCCCGAGCCCCGACATGGAGGACGCATGATCCGCCTCAAAGCACAGCTCGTCACCCTCGACGCCGCCGCCCCCGATGGGGAACCAAAGCGCACCATCACCGGAGTCGCGGTCCCCTGGGACACCGAAGCGGTCCTCTCCGGAGGCGAATCGGTCGTCTTCCAGAAAGGCTCGATCGGCGACGACCCGACCTCCGTCAAGCTTCTCGAATACCACGATGACACTCGCGTCATCGGCAAAGTCACAGCTCTCGTCTCCACCGACGAAGGCCTGATGTTCGAGGCAAAGATCGCACCGACTCGCGCAGGCGACGACGCGCTCGAACTCCTGAAAATGGGAGCTCTCGACAGCGTTTCCGTCGGAGCGATGCCCGTCAAGTTCACGACCAGCGCCCAGGGGACGATGCTCGTCTCGGAGGCGAAAATGCTGGAACTCAGCCTGGTCACGGTCCCCGCTTACGCGGAGGCCCAGATTCTCTCGGTGAACGCGTCCGCCGCCGAGGAAACAGAAGCACAGGACGCACCCGAAACCACCATCACCACAGACTCCGAGGAGGAGAACATGGAAACCGAAACCCAAGCGATCGAGGCCGCCGCGGCGACCCATCCGATCTACGCACAAGCCGCCCGTCCGGCCCGTATGCCCAGCCCCGCCGAATACATGGCGGGAATCCTGCGCGGAGGCGAAGCCGCCGAAGCCGTGAAGAAGCAGCTCCGCGCCGCCGCCCCCGACGTCACCACCACCGGAAACGACGGATTCCTCCCCGAGGTTCTGCTTTCCCCGATCTACAACAACTTTCAGGGCCGTCGCCCTGTGGTGGACAGCTGTGGGGTGAGGGCGATGCCCGCCGACGGCGCAGTGTTCCGCGTCCCGTACGTCAACACTCACAACTCCATCGGACAGCAGGCTTCGCAGCTCGGAACGCTCACCGCTTCGACGTACGCGGTCGCGAGCTACGACATCACGAAGCTCACTTTCGGCGGCTACGCAAGCGTCTCCGAGCAGATCATCGATTGGAGCTCGCCCGAGATCATCGGCTCGATGCTCGACGACATGGCTCGCGTCTACGCATACGAGACCGACAACTACGCTGCCGATCAGCTCCTCGCCGGATGCAGCCAGTCCGCCGCTCTGACCGACCCGACTTCCCCGTCGGAATGGGTCAGCGACATCTACGATGCCGCCTCGACTATCCTGACGAACTCGAACGGCAACCTGCCGACCCATCTCTGGCTCAGTCCGAATATGTTCGCGTATCTCGGAAAGCTCGTCGACACGACGGGCCGTCCGTTGCTCGCACCGACCGCGCCGATGAACGCGTTCGGATCGCAGGTTCCGTCCGGTGCGAACAGCGTCGGCGAGGCGTTCGGGTTGCGCGTCGTGGTGGACCGCGGATTCGCTGCGGACACTGTGATCGTCGGCGAGCCCTCGGGCTACCAGATCTGGGAACAGCAGAAGGGCGCGATCTCGATCGACGCTCCGAGCACCCTGTCCCGAACGATCGCCTTCCGCGGCTACTTCGCGACGAAGATGGTCGACGCAACCAAGTTCGTCAAGCTCACCTGATCGACGCGAGCACTGGGAGTCTGGATCATGGCGACGTTCACCATTACGCATCAACAGCGCATCGATGATGTCGCTGTGATCCAGACCCTAGAAACGACCGATATCGCAGTCGGACAGACGATCACGATCGCAGGATGCGACGCGGCCCTGAACGGATCGCATGTCGTGATCGCTGTTCCGACGCACCTGTACCGCGGCCTCGACGACGAGGGCGACCCGTTTTACGACGACGAGGTAATCATCCTGAATCAGCTGATGGTTCAGGACGCAGGCGACGACATCGAGCGCGAACCAGTATCCCCATACGGGACGCTCACCTGGACTCAGACCTGCACCTGGATCGTCTCTGCCGATGTCGAGGTGTTCCTTGGGATCAGCACAGCGACCGCGAACGACACCGCGTTCCTCGCCCAGGCAGTGAACGCCAGCAACGCATGGTGCTTCGCTCGACGAGTTCAGGCGGGCTACCACGACTCGCTGACGACCGTCCCCTCGGACGCTGTGAAGATGGGCGCAATCCTCTATGCGGCAGGCTTGTACCGTGAACGCGGCTCGATCGACTCCTTCCAGAGTTTCGATGCGATGGGCGGAGCGGGCCCCGTCATGACGATGGGCCGCGTCAACCAGCTCCTCGGAATCAAGCGGAGCCAGGTGGCATGAAATGGCCTCCGGCATTTTCGTCGACGCAACAACCGCGCTCAAAAACGCGATTACTGCGCTCGGCCTCGTCCCCATCACCGACCCACGGAACGCTCGACCGCTCACCGTCTACATCGAACCTCCGGCCTTCGACGCGTTCAATGCTGGACAGGTCAACAGCGTCGCCGACCTCACATTCACGATCCGAATCCTGGCAGCGCCACCCGGCAACCAGGACGCAACCGACTACCTCCTGACGACAATGGACACGATCTACAACAGTCCGATCGTCGTGATGTCGGGGCGACCGTCTCTCACGGTCGTCGGAGCTCAGGAGATCCCGTCCTACGACCTCACAGTGAGAATGAGCGCCCGCCGCTCCTGAACAGAAAGAAACAAACATGGCAACCACCACCTTCCTCGGGAACGCGACGATCAACCTGACCGTCGGCGCAACCACCACCGACCTCACGGACAACTGCTCCAAGTGCGAAATCAGCCTCACCAAGGAGGCTCTCGAAACGACCGCGTTCGGCGGAACTGCCCGCGTTTTCACCGCCGGTCTGGAGAACAACGAAGTCACCTTGACGCTGTTTAACAGCTACGGCGCAGGCGAGATCGAGGCCATCCTCTACTCCGCTTGGGGAACTGCTGCGACGCTCGTCATCTCACCGTCGGGAACCACCGAGTCCGCATCAAACCCCGAGTACACGATCACGAACTGCTTCCTAGAGAAGATCACCCCGATCAACTCGGCAGTCGGTGAACTGTCGGTCGTCGAGGCCGTCTTTAAGGGCGGATCAAGCGCTCGCGACATCACGGCCCCGTGATCTAGTACCCTCCAGGTAACAGATCCCGACGGAGGCCGACGATGCAACTCAAGCTCAAAATCAACACCGGAGACGGCGACTACGAGGTCAGCACGAACCTCTACGTCATCGTCACTTGGGAGCGAAAGTTTAAGCGCAAAGCTTCCGATCTGGCCTCCGGCGGGATCGGCATGGAGGACCTCGCCTTCATGGCGTACGAAGCGACGAAACAGCAGGGCATCACAGTCCCCGCCATGTTCGACGACTTCATCAAGCGACTGGTGACGCTGGAGGTCGTGGAGGCCGACGGCGCAAACCCTACCGAGGAGGCCTGAGACGACAGCTCGCGGAAGTATGCGCCGCGACTGGCTTCTGGCCTCCCGACATCCCATTCGATCTCGATGATCTGGCGACAGTGATCGAGGCGATCAACAGAGACAGGAAAGGAGGACAGGCATGACCGTGACGATCGCCGTCGAGTATTACGGGCTTAAGGAAGCGCTTCGTGAGCTTCAGAAAGTGTCGCCTGCTCTCCGTAAAGCGATCTCTCAAGAGATGCTCGGCATCGTCCGCGAGACGATGATCCCCGCGATCCAGGACTCGATCCCTTCGTCCGCTCCGCTCCAAGGGATGAAGCACAACGGGCGCACCTCGTGGACAAAGACGAGTCAGCAGAAAGGTGTCGTCGCCAAAATCGACACCCGCAAAGCTCGCCGCCGAAACCTTCAGCAAGGCGCACAGTGGGAGTCGGTCGGTGTCGTCAAAGTCATGACAAAAACGGCAGCGCTCGCGATCACCGACATGGCTGGACGCGGCCCGAACCAGACACGGAACCGGAATCAGAAACTGGCCCGTCCGAACTTCGTCGACGACCTGACCTCCAAGCTCGGTCGAGGCCCGTCCCGTTTCATCTGGTTCGCCGGTGAACGGAACGTCGACCCGACGATGCGCCGCCTCGCCGATGTCGTCAACAAGGTCGCCGACGCAACCACCGGAAAGATCGTGACTCGCTAATGGCTATCTCCCTTCCGATTGTCTCCGAATGGAATCCGTCCGGACTGAATAAGGCGAT